TTGAGAATTTGAATATAGGGGCATGTGCTAACTTTAATTCAATGCTATTAAATTGCATATTACCAACAGCTCGATACGATTCAGTGCTTAATCAAAATACAGGTTGGGTAAGTAGAGGGCTACAAGACGGAGCAGGTGCAGATATTGACTTTGGCAATAGTAAATATACAGATACAGATGCAGATGTAATAGCAGGTAGGCAAGCTATTGTAGATAAGAATTGGAATGTGATTGATGGTGGCGCAGTTATTTAAAATAAAGTATAATGACTAATTACGAACGTTTTAAAGGGGTTAAACAAGTTAAGTACCCTAGCGATAATATGACTCTTAGATTTGGTTCTAAGGATAGAATGGGGGAAATAGTACTTGTTAATAGTACTGGGAAATTTAAATTCAATCCTCCTTTAGATATAAGCATTGATGGTACTGATTTAAGCGTTCAGTATGGTACTGATAAAATTACCTTAGAATCTTCTACAGGGAATAGTACTGATATAATCTCTGCTACAGCAGATACTGCTGGAATACTAACTTCTACTGATAAGTCTAAACTTGATGATATAGAGGAGGGGGCTCAGGTCAATACTGTTACCTCTGTTAATACTTTAACAGGAGCTGTTAGTTTAGGTGCCGATAGTGTAGGGGCAGAACCTACTTTAAGCAACCCTAGTACAGATGGGCATATACTGTCCTCTACTGTTGAAGGGGTACGTTCTTGGGTAGCACAGTCTACAGGGGTTACTTCTTTTATAGGACTGTCGGATACCCCTAATACCTTTGCAGCAAATCAATATACTGCGGTAAATTCTGCTGGAGATGCTCTAGTATTTGTTAATCCTCCTTCTGGTGTTACTGATATAAGTATTACTCAGACAGCCTCTGATGAGGTTACTGTAAACTCTAGTACCGGTGCTGGAGATACTATTCTAGAAGTTTCTACTACTGTTGCAGGTGTAATGGGCGCTACTGATAAGGTCAAGTTAAATGGGATTGAGGAAGGTGCTCAAGTTAATACTGTTACTTCTGTCAATGATTCGACAGGGGCAGTTAGTTTAGATGCTGGGGATGTAAGTGCCAGACCTGATAGTTGGATGCCATCTGCAGCAGATGTAGGGGCAGATGCTGCAGGCAGTGCTTCTGCTGTACAAGATAATTTAAACACTCATATAGATACTCAATCGGGTAATCCGCATGATGTAAGTCTAGCGGATATAGGAGCTGCTGCAGCTAGCCATACTCATCCAGGAGATGAAATTACATCTGCTGTAGACAGTGCTGGAAATGCTGATACAGTCGATAGCTACCATATTTCTGTAGTAACTGCTTTACCTGCTACGCCAGATGCAGATACACTTTATTTTATAACAGGTTAATTTAAAGCCATGATAGAATTAGGGAATAAATTAATTACCGATGTTAAATTTGGAAGTGTTCAAGTTTCTGAGGTTTATGCTGGGACAATTAAAGTTTGGCCTACGAATCCAGGTTTAGTGCTTAGGGTGTATTTAAGTGCGGATAATACGCAAATTAAATTGCCTGTAGTAGGCAATGTAGATGTCACAATTAAATGGGGTGACGGTTCTGTGAAATATTTTAATACTGATTCTCCTACTCATATTTTTACAAGTGCAGGCCTATATGATATTACACTCACTGGTAATGCTGATATTTTCTCATTCGAATCTTATGCAGATTCTGTGACACAAACTGCTTTAGAGGTCGTTACTTACAATAGTGGATTTATTGCTAAAAATATAGTAGGGGCTTTTGCTAATTGTATATCTCTTGTTTCAGCCAATATTAATGAATTACCTACTTCGTCACTTACTACACCATCTCTAAAGAGGTTTTTTTACAAATGCTATAATATGGATACTGTAGAAAGTGCCAGTTTAGATACTAGTAATATCACTTCATTAGAAGAAATGTTTTATAGTTGCCAAGATATTACGGATATAGAATTGCACGATTGGGACGTTAGTAAAGTCACTTCTTTTAGAGCTTTTGCATACCAGTGTAGCTCATTGAAATATTTAAAGACTTTTGTATGGGATACGGATAGCGCTACTGATTTTAGTTATTTCGCAGCCAATTGTTCTGCATTACAATATATACAAGTGGGACATTGGAAAATGTCTAAAGTAACTACGATAGCTAGTTTTGCTTCGAACTGCGCTATTTTACCAAATCTAAATCTTCAGCTCTGGGATACTTCTAGTCTTATCAGGGCAGATTGGTTTTTAGGGAATTGTCATAAAATGTATGATATTAGAGTAGGTGATTGGGATGTAAGTAAAGTAGAAAGATTTGATTATTTTATATACAATTGCTATGATTTGTTAAGGATTGTAGACTATGACAGCACATTAAATTGGGTAACTACTGCGTGTACTGATATGGAGAATTTTGCAAATCAATGCAGCACCTTAGAGACAGAAATGCCTTCCTCAGTTTTTTGGGGGAACGCTAATATAACTTCATTTTCTAATGCTTTTGCTGCTTGTACTTCTATCCCTAATTATGGCGATATACCATCTAGTTGGAAATAATGAAGAGAATAGCATATACATTACTAGGAATATTAGCAGTAGGATGTACTGCTATATTAGTAGTAGGGGATAATAATAAAGTAAAAACTTATACTCCTGCAGAATTACATCAAAAACTTGATTTACCTGAAGTGCATATAGGGGATAACGATACTTTAAAGATAGATTCTTTAGCACGTAAAGAAATTAAAAATTAATATTATGATTTTTGTAACTTTGAATACTATTATAGAGGACCTTTTAAAAGTAATTAGAGGCAGTATAATAAATTCATCAGACCCTATTTCCAAAAGACAAGTTGAAGATTGGGTGCATCAATATAGGGCAGAACTGATTAGGCAAGATATGGTTAAAGGGTATTACCCTAACCCTGATTATATTCAGGAAATTCCTTTTTTAGCATTAGAAGATTCTGCTTGGGCAGACTATTGGCAGACTGTAAAAGAATTACCTAAAACTTTGGATATTAGGTTTAAGTCTGGAATTACTTGGGTAGGGGATACGCATAGGAATGAATATACATTAGTACCTAGTCATAGGTTAGTATGGCAACAATATAAACGGTATACTCCTAATGATAGGCTAGCTGCTTTAGAAAATAGTAAACTATTGATTTCTAAAAAACCTTTTCCTGTAGATGAAATTACTGTTAGAGGTATATTTGAAAATCCTATGGAAGTAGCTAGATTTGCTAACCCTACTATTGAAGAGCCATTGCCTAATATAGATTTTCCATATCCTATTCCAAATAGTAAAATACCTACTTTAAAAGAAATGATTCTAAAGAACGAATTAAAAATAGAAGTGTCCGCACCTGTAGATACTACTAATGATTCTAAGTATAATCCTAAACCTGCTAGTTAATGTATTTTGGAAGAGGTGCAAATAAAATAAAACATCCTTATGTCTTTAAAGATATGTACAAAGAGTACATCAAAGATAAAGAAGGTCCTTATGCAGTTACTTATAAAGATTTTGTAGATATATGCAGTGAGTTTTATAAAGAGGTATCTGATTTTATTATTGAAGGCGGATTATACAAACTTCCTTACAGGTTAGGGGACGTCTCTGTTATACGTAAAAATCCTGCGCACTTAAGTAGGATAGCTACACCTGTAAATTGGGTTGCTACAAATGAATTAGGTAAACAAGTTTTAGAAACTAATGACCACAGTAATTATTATAGGTTTCAATTTAAATGGACTAAATTAGGTTCTGGACATGTTTCCAATATTAGGAGTTACCAATTAATTTTTACAAGGAGAAATAAAAGAAAATTAGCACAGGTTATTAAATCAGGTGATTATAGTTTTTTTGAAGGTGAAAAAATAAAATAATATGTTATACGATACAGTATCAATAAGGCAAGTCATTGCCAAAGTATTAACAGACAATGATTTTCATGAAGAGAATCATCGTATTGCTGATATGATTGAATGGGCAAGTGAAGCTTTAGAAAAGATAGGGGCTTTTCCACAGTTAGAAATAAAAGTAGCAGGTAAGGGGGGCGAGCCTTTACTTAAGATTGAAAATTACCAAGCCCTACTTCCTATTGGATTGCATAGTATCATACAGGCTGTGTATACTCCTGAGGAGAATCAATCATCTCCTTATTATACTATGCGCTATGGATCTGGGAGTTTTGATGCAGTAACTGGTATGACTGTTCATAATGTAAACGATCCAGCAGACCCTACTGATGATACTTATACAACTAGGGATGAAGAGTTTCTAGAGGTAAATAAATCTACAGATTTTACATATGTTGTAGTAGGTAAGTATATTAAAACAAACATTCGGGATGGGTATATAATGCTTTCATATACTTCTATACCTTTAGATGACGAAGGGTATCCTAGCGTGCCTAATAAGATGTCTTTTCTTGACGCTTTGTATTGGTATATAACCATGAAATTATATTACCCTAAATGGGTTAATGGCACTGTTAGGGACGGGGTATTTTTTGAAGCACGGCGTTCTTGGAATTATTATAGGAAACAAGCATATGGGGAAGCTCTTATGCCTAATGGGGACCAATTAGAATCTGTTAAGAATGTATGGAATCAGTTAGTACCTGACCTAAATGCAGAAAATAATTTCTATTCTACTGTTGGTCAAGAACAAGTTATTTACAGTCAAACTAATCGCAATGCACAATACTATCCAATCATTCACTAAAGGCATGAATACTGACACTGACTTGTCAGGGTTAGCTAAAGGCGTATATAGGGAAGCTAGGAATTTAACTTTCAGTTCTACTGACAGTGGTACTATAGGGGCATTAGAGAATGTAAAAGGAAATGCTCTAATAACTTCTATTGTAAATGCTTTAGGCGCTGACGACCATGAGTTAGTAGGGTATATAAACATAGTTGAAGATATTGTATTCTTTACCAGGTTAGAAAGTACTGGGGAATCCTCTATTTGGTTATATACTGCTTCTTCTAATACTACCGTTCTAAAATATACTGATAAATACACTGTAGATGATTCTACTCTCGATTTTAGTTTATTGCCGAAGTTTAGAATAATAGGGGTAGGTAGGCATGAAAATGAGAATATTCGTAAAGTATACTGGACAGATAATAAAAACGAAGTCCGGTATATGAATATAGAAAGAGATTACTATGACTATACGGCAAGTAAATACATGTCTGTAGATAAATTTAGTTTATTACCTACCATTCATTTAGGGTATATAAGAGTATCTAAAGATAGCGTAATAGATGGGGGAAATTTAACAGCCGGTTCTATTCAGTATTCTTACAGGATATTTAATAAGTACGGTTCTGAATCTAATTTTAGTCCTGCAACTAAAGTAGTAAGGCTCACAAAATATACTCCTAGTGGAGCCTCCCCTTTTTATGGGACGGATATAGATGAGAAGGTAAATAAATCAGTTAAAATAAGTTTAGAAGGTATAGATACTTCTTTTGAATATATTAGGATTTATTCTATTTTCTATAAAAGTTTACATGACCTTCCTATAATTAATTTAATACATGAAGGGGAGATAACGGAAACAGATTTTGATATTATAGACACTGGTAATACTTTAGGGGAAATTCCTTTAGAAGAGTATAATAGTATAGGGGGCAGGATTTTTAAAGCTGAAGCTTTGGCGAGTAAAAATAATTATTTATTTGCTGCTAATATTGAGGAAGAGTATTTTGATGTAGATTTAGACTGTAGGGCGTATAGGTTTAATAAGTCAGCTTCACCTTATAGTGAGATATATAATGCAGAAGGGTCTGAAAAGATTACTATACAAACAAATGGTAATTGGGCAGCTAACTTTACACCCGAAGGGTCTCCTACTTATACAAATTGGGATATCCCAGAAAAGTTTGACTGTATTAACAATCAGAATGACGTGTACAATGTTCCTTATGATATGGGGATTTCCAATCCTTTCTTATTTGACATTCATGGGAATGTGGGAGGTACTGGTAAATATGTGAGCTATGCTTTAACTAAGCGTCCTTATAGAGTTTTAGCAAGGAATGAAACTCCTATGTATGATACTAATGTACTTATAGATTCCACTTTTAAAACTAATGAAGTTTATAGATTTGGCGCTGTATTTTTTGATAAGAAAGGTAGGCGTTCTTTTGTAAAATGGATAGGGGATATTTTAATACCCTCATTCAAATATACTTTTATAGGTAATACTTATTTCTCTTACTATAACGCTTACGAAACTAGCGCGGGCAGTGGTATTTATGACAGTACTTCTACTCCTACTTCAATTAGTTTTAGTTTTGATACATCTGCTTTTCCAGCAGAATTTACTGAAGAGATAGTAGGTGTACAAATAGTAGCTGTTGAGAGAACTTCTTCAGATATGACTGTTCCTGCACAAGGGTTTACGAATGATTTTGAACTCTATGGGTATACCGAATCTAATATAGGGCCAGAAACGTACCCTAAAATAATTCCTATAGTTTTTAGTTTAGCCCATAATTTTTATTTCAATTTGTTTTATTCTCCTGATGTAACTATAGGTAAAATAGAACAATTTGCAGAGAACACGCATTGGGAACAAGTTCTTACTTCTGGTCAGCATACTAAGTTTTTAAGTTCAAATCATACTCGCACTATAACAGTATATTCTACTGCCGTAGACTCTGTGAACAATGCTATAGAGGCGGATAAAGTAATAACCTCTACTTTCAAAGTGGGGAAGGAAGTATGCAAAATGGCGGGTACTCCCTTTAAATCAATATATGCGTATTCTACTCAATCTCCTTTTGAAGCTGATTTCATTTTAAAGAATAGGCCTAGGAAAGACGGGGCAGGGGCTGATTGGCAATCTAATTATGGTCCTATTTCTATGCTCGTTGTCTCCTCTAGTTTAATGAGTAGGGACTTTGGTTCTGAAGGCGATGCATTACCTTTAAGAGTTTTAGAGATAATAAGGGATAATTTCACTTCTAAGTATGGGGGGCTGAAGTACACAAATAGACTAAACAATGTGTATATACCCGCTTCTACTTTTTTCTTGTTTACTTATCCAAATACATTGCATACCTACAGTAATGGGGATACTTTTATTTCAATGTATGAGCAGATGGTTTCTATATATGACCCAGATAGTGCCTATAATTCCGATTGCGCTGAGGACGATGGTGCTAATTACGGAAGACAATCTATGTGGATGATGCCTTTAGAATCTAAAGTGAATTATGCATTTGCGACCACTAAGCCTTCCTACTATATGACTACTACTAACTATGGCCCTCCTGAGATGGGTATAATGGAAGAACAAACTGAAGGAATTGCAATTTGGCCAGAAAGGTATCCAGATAAATTAGGGGATTTATACTCTTACAACAATGCCTACTCAGTGCCTCCTTATGGCCTATACCCTAAATATTTTCCAAAGCCTTTAATTTTCGAAGAAGACCAGACTAATGAGGTATTAGTAATAGCATCAGAGCCTAAAACTAATGGGGAAGTAATAGATAATTGGACTAAATTTAAATACAATAACCTACTTGAAGTTGATACTTCTTATGGGGCAGTGCATACTTTAGATACTGTAGATAATAAACTATTCTTTTGGCAGGACAAGGCATTTGGCGTATTAGCTGTTAATGATAGAGCAGTAATTCAAAATGGTACAGTAGGACAACTTACTTTAGGGTCAGGCGGTGTATTAGAACGTTATGACTACATTTCTAATCAT